TAGAACCGCCTGGCTGCTTACGATCTTTTTCACGTTGCTTCACAACTTTGACTAGTTTCTTAGCTGTCCTATTAATCTTGGTTTGAAATGCTGGCTTTTTCATTTTTGCTTCAATCTCGGCTTTGCGACCAGGAGACATGTCAGTAGCACCTTTAGCCATCTTGTTAAACATAGCCTTGTAAGCAGATCTATGTGCTCTTTTTTTGAGTTGGTCCCTTGAAGCAAACTTACGAGCCGCTTTTGCAGCACCCATCTTCATTTTGGCTTTATTGCGCTTGGCATTTCGAGACAACTTGAGACGTGTCTGCATAGAGATCTTTTCATCTAGACGATGACGTCTGTAGGCACGGTAGTTAGTGAGTTCATCCTCACCAGGACGATACTCAACAGTATACATATCTTTAAATCTTAACATTCGGTTTCCCCATTATCGGCCTTTATCCCAGCCCTTTAAAACGTTAGGCGAAAAGTTGTTGTACGAGAACTCTAGTCTGTCAACAATCTTTAACGCATCACCACCAATTTTGTCAATAGCCACATAACCTTCAGGTCCTGTGGTAGCATAACCCTTGCTTGTTTTTACAAAGGTCTTTACAGAAGATAATTTATTTAATCTATTTATAAGGATTAGCTTGGCTAAAACAATCTCTTTCTGTAAATCAAATAGGAATTTTAAACTTTTTTTGTTCTTGGTGCTGAAAAAACTAAGTATAGCATCTAACTTTGCTTTCTGAGTTCCTTTGCCTCGTTCAGTTTTTCTTTTATCAATTTCCTTTTGATACTTTGCTGATATCCATTTGATAAGATCGGATACATGTCGTGTTGTATTTCCGATAACACTTCCTGCTCTGACGAAGGTGTTGTTATAAGTTTCGATGAGGATTGCCAAGTCTTGATTCGCTTCAATGGTGCGTAGAGTAGTTCCAGAAATCTTATTGAATATCTTACCAGCGTTTGAAAGGTGACCATTTACTTTCTCCAATTCTTTTTCATTCATAGTATATTTTGTCATGTCTCGTAGCATAGCATCTTGCGACCAAACATCTTTAGATCTAAACTTAGAGGTATCTACTCCATAGGATGCTTTCATTGATTCAAAGGTTGATCCTTTGTATGTGGTATGCCAGACAATCCCCAGTTTCGCTGATGTGATGTCTTTCGCATTTGGACTATCGCTTGGAACAGCGTAGACAATGGTATTGGGATGAAACGTAAGATAGGATTCTCCTTTAATCTTTTTCTTTTTGACATCGCCTGGACCGAATAGAAAGTCTCCTTGGATGACACCTTTGATACCAATAGATGGTAGATGCTTCAGTGCTAGTTTAAGCTTATCAGCCAGATCACCAGAAGTATCAGCGTTGATGTCGCCACTAGTTTTATAGACTTTAGGATTCTTGTTAAAGATCCCCTTCTTCGCCACAAAAAACTTTCCGTCACTAGGGTCAGTACCAGCAAAAATAGCAGGAGCACCATCCCACTTAACAGAAACGTTTCCATCTTGTTCCCCCTTTAGCATGTCCCTCACTGATCTAAGTGCCATGATGCTTTCACGTGCACCGTTGACTCCACCTCTAAACACAGCATCTTCGATGTGCGTCATGTGTGTATTCTTTTGTTCTGTTATGTAGTCTAAAAAATTCACCTATTCAACTCCAAACAATTTCTTAACATCTTCAGAGTTATCTAGGCTATATTTACTCTTACCTCTTGTCAAGAGTCTGCCTTGAACTCTTAACCCTGCACTACGTGCTGGTGTTGATGGATCTGTTGGAAATGATAACTTGCCACCACCAAAGCCAAGACGCATTTCTATTTGGATTTCTGCTTTCAAGGGTGGCACATCTAACTTGAGTGGGTTTTTACCCATGTAGAAAAGACCTGCACCACCAATGTTAATGTAGAACACACCTTTTTTATTATAATGTTTGACAATAAACCCAACGCCAGTTTTTACATTCTTGTTAATCTTAGCAAGCAATCCTTTTTTCTTCAGTATCTCTCGACCATCTTTTGATACCTTGATTGGAATACCACTGATAGATTTATGAAACTCTCTTGGTTCCAACTGTCTAGCTGCTTTGATATAGTTATCAAGATCAGGAGTTTTTTCTTTAGCTGCAGCAATGAGTAGGTCTAAGTCTTCTGGGTCCATAGCAGTCACTGGTGTCACTTGTTTAGTGGCAAAATCATATCTAAATGAACCCCCACCCATCTGATCTTTAGAAGAGGCTTTGATTTCGATGTTGAATGGCTTGCCGTTATATGACGCTTCGATATCTCCAGCACCTTGATTGCTGAACCCAGCACCTGGTTTATCACCAGAGTTCAGATCTGGAACTTTTGCAGCAATCATGGCCTTGTGAACTTTAAGTTCGTAGTCTAAACCACTTTGACCTACTGTCTCATTAAGATAATTTTTAAAACGAATCATTGTGTTTCCCATGAAAGTATGTTATTCTACACTATTTATATAAAATAAAAAGGGGACTTACGCCCCCTCCTTTTGTTCTATGTAAATCTTTTTTCCTCGCTGGACAACTTCGTACTGGTATTTCTCGTAACCAGAATCAGTCAAGTCTCGATTGAGAGACCCGATCCAACCAACTACATCCAGTGCTTCACCATCCGAGTCAAGTATCCCCACTAGGTGAGGATCTTTGCTGTCGTTCACTAGTTTCATTTTCTTTATCCTCTTTCAATCTCCTTAGTATGTATTCGTGGTATAATTCATAGATCGAGTCCTTGTGAAAGAACTCGATCCAATCCTCGTGTATATCATGACGCAAGAGCGTACTCTACTGCTTTCTCAGCAGCCTTCACCTTACGCACTTGGTTAGTGCCAAACCACTGATTGAACAAACGAGCATCAGCAGAACGTCCTTGAATGTGATCTGTCATGTAAGTGACAGAGTTGAGTGCTTGCCACCAAGAGCCTTCACCAAACTCAGCACCTGGCTGAGATTCAAGAACCTCATAGGCTTGCTTCGCTGGACGTGAAAGAGTTTCAGCAGTAGGGATATCTTCTTTTGTGCCGTTAGACAGTGGGAAGACTTCGCTGTAGTACTGCATCAGGTTCTCAACAGAGAAACGCTTGGAACCAAGGAAATCAGCCATTTCTTTGTACTTGGCAAACTTCTCTTGAGCCAGACCCATAGTCTCTTTTACACGCTCTGGGTTGAATGCGGCACGGTGACCAACTTTAACTGCACGTGCAGACTGAGAGTTGATAGCGAAAGTAAGAGTGTTGTTGCAAACAACACGAATAGGGGTAAATCGTACATCGATTGCCTTTCCATATTGGTGTGGGTTAGAGAACAGCATATATGAGTCTACTTGGTCACCATCAAAGACTTCAAAAGAGTCTTTGACTTTAGCCAATGCCCATACAATCTGACCACCCTTGAGTGAACCAGCAGTGTGCATTTCCATGTCACCAGCAAGTACGAACTCATTAAAGAACTCGAATGCTGTTTCATTCTGGCATGGATGCCAATCTTTACCAACATTGGTAAGGATCTTACTGTCGGTAGAACGGACAAGAGATTTCTGTCCAGTTGGGATTTTTTCACCCTGATGGTCAATGTATGATTCGACCTCTTCAACGGTCCAATCACAGCCAGCCTTCTCCATCATCATCCGTGGAGTAAGATCGTTGGATACCTTTGTACCCAGACCATGCCATGGGAGATCCCCAGCATATGCCATCTGCGCTTCGCCGTTTACCATTTCAAGTTCGTGTGCCATGATGTGATTCCTTTTCTTTGATTTGATACGTGTATTATAGCAGTTTTAAAAAGAGTTGTCAACAACATAGTTGTCAACAACATATTCAGTGATATGTTTTACGACCTCACGACCGTAATCGCTGAACAAGATTCCCTGGTTCCAGACCCAATGTTCCACACACTGGATGTCACGAAATTCTTCCTTCTGACACATCCAACGAATGGCTGTTTTGAAATCACCAGCACCAAGATCGATTGTATCTTGAACACGAGTCTGAAACGCTTTGAGATCGGCTTTCAGTTGCTGTTTTTCACGCTCCATCTCATCAGCCATTGCATCAGAGGTTCGGTCCCAGATGCGTTGCTTCTCATCATCTGAGGCAGAATAGAAAGGATGAGCAGCCGTTGGACGGCGACCATAGGCATCCTTGTGAAAGTCAGAAAAGATGTCTTCGCTAAAAGTGTAAGTCATGTGATTCTCTCCGATTTGGTAAGTGTATTATAACAGTTTTAAAAAGAGTTGTCAACTCTTATTTCAGGTACAGTGGACCTGTCCACTGAATGGTATAGTCTTCAAAGACGTTACCACGTGCTGCATTACGAGCAGGTGTTGCCCAACTTGCAGGTTTCAGAATGTCACCAACTTTGAACTGCTCGTCTTCACCTTTCACGATGAACCCCCAAGCACTACCACGTTCGATGATTTTGATGTACTTACGACCTTCTTTAAAAGTCAGACTATCTTCGAACCGTTCGATCATCCAATCTGTCCATGTGTGTGCACGGTAGTCATCTTTGATCGCAGTCATAAGTTTTTCAATCGCTTCATTCATAGTCATGTTGTATTCCTTCCTTAAAGGTTAGCAATGAGGTTTTCGAAGTCGGCAATCATGCCTTCAGCGGCTTTGACTGCAGCTTCATCGCCCATTTCTTTGTACCGCACGATATTGGCTTCACAAGCAGCGATATAGTTCTGAAGTTGTTCTAGCATCTGATTCGTCTCTCTCTCTTGATTACACATATATAATAGCATGCGAATCACCCCATGTCAACTCTTTTTAAAAGTTTTTTTTAATAAATAAATCGTTATGGAAGAAGATATGCCTCTAGGCTTTGGATATGACCCTTGCGACGATTGCGTTCACTGGTTAAAGTGGATCAATGATGCATGGCGTAGAAATCCTTAGTCGGAAACACAACCCACTATGTGTATGCGGTTGAGTTTTGAACCATTCATTGCTGAGTGGTGTTTTCGTGTATCTACTCTATAGACACTACCAGCTTCCAGATGCATTGCCTCGTTCTCTACGATCATGATACAACCAGGATCTGTCTGTATGGGAATGTGTATTCTTGGTAATCTATCGTGATGCCAACTGAGACACGTCTTCGGAGTACTGACAAAGATCCGTGTCCTATGCATATTGTATTTC